CAACTCGTTCTCAACTAGCCTACAACTAGCTTTACAATAAGCCTACAACTAGCCTACAACTAGATAATATATAAAGTCTGTAAATAGAGATTACGAGATACATTATTTCTTTCTTTGGTTCTTTCTTTCTTTGCGCTTTTATTTGAAAAAATTTGAAAAACCGCTTGATTTTTGCATTTCAATTTGATATGATTATATCGGCCTGAACTATAACAGCGACGACAATGGGGATGGTGATGCCTATGGAGCAAGACTACCTGAACAGATATTGAACAATATGTTCATTAACATACAAAAAATGACAAAAGTGAGGGACAGCAAAATGATGAAGAACCCAACGAAGCCATTTGCCACGGCGGGCAAGCGCAAGATTATGCCGGTGAAGCCGGGTATGAAGCCCCCGAACGGCAAACTGGAAGTCCCGCCTCAATACAAAGTGAAAAAACCCAAAAGGCCGTAACATGGCCCCTTCCCTCCCTTACGCTCACGGCTGCCCCTTCCGTGGGCGTTTGGATTATACACCGATAGGGTGCAAATTGACCTTTATGTTGGAAAAAATATATACAGCGGGTATAAATACGCAGATAAAAATAATACAGAGAGTATGTCCCGTTATCTGCATAAAATATGGGACGAATTATGCAGATACGGTGAAAATATTTGTAAAACCTATTGACAATGCTATTTCGATTTGCTACTATTAGTGCAGACGAAATTGAAAGGGGCGAAAATATGCTCGACAGCGGCTTTTACAACATGGACTGCATGGACGGTATGGCACAGTTCCCCGATAAGTATTTTGAGTTGGCTATTGTTGACCCGCCGTATGGGATAGGCGTTGACGGAAATACAACGGTAGTGGGGAAATCGGGAAAAGCAAGCACCTTTTCAAGCATACAGCATCACGAAAAAAAACAATGGGATACCAAAAGACCGCCACGGAAATATTTTGATGCACTTCAAAGAGTATCAAAAAATCAAATTATATGGGGTGGAAATTACTTTGCCGACCTATTGCCCGCAAAAAAAGGATGGGTATTTTGGGATAAAAAAATAACCAATGCAAACAATACAAATTTTTCAGATGGTGAACTCGCGTGGACGTCGTTTAACTGTATTTTGCGGCGATTTACCTACGACTGGATAGGTTTTGGATACCTTAATAACCCGCAAGGTGAGAATAAAATACACCCGACGCAAAAGCCCGTCAAACTCTACGAATGGCTACTGATGAACTACGCAAAGCAAGGCGACAAAATCCTTGACACACACGTTGGTTCTGCATCCTCGCTGATTGCCTGCCACAATATGGGCTTTGAATATTGGGGCTTTGAGTTAGACGAGGACTATTACAAGGCAGCGAATGAACGGCTGAACGCAGTAAAGGCGCAAATGAAATTATGGTGAAAGGGGATAAGTAAATGAATTGGTTGGCACAGGCTCGTAAGGATAGGGGCTTAACGCAGCAGGACGTTGCCGATAGGTGCGGCATAACACGGCAGATGGTTAGCGCCATTGAGCGGGGCAGGGCGATGCCGAGTGTGTCAGTAGCAAAGGCGATAGCGTCAATACTTGTAATTCATTGGACAAGGTTCTTTGAATAATACAGGGCGTATAGAAAGCAAGGTTGAAATAATACAGAGAGTATAATGCAAGAGAACTTGCAAAAGGCTCGGCCGTAAATATTTGTAGAATGTATTAACAAGGCATAATTAAGAGAGGATGAGTAGCCATATTAGAAACAAATAAAATCTATTGCGGTGATTGCCTTGAAGTAATGCGCGATATAGCCGACAAGTCGATTGATATGATTTTATGCGACTTACCGTATGGTACAACCGCTTGCAAGTGGGATACTATTATACCGTTTGAGCCACTTTGGGAACAATACAAGCGAGTTATCAAAGACGATGGTGCAATCGTATTAACTGCAAGCCAACCGTTCACAAGTGCGTTGGTTATGAGCAATCCAACCATGTTTCGTTATTGTTGGGTTTGGAATAAAGAACACGGGACTGATTTTCAACTCGCAAAATTAAGACCTATTAGGTGTCACGAGGATATATGCGTGTTCTCGATAGCAAAGACGGCTAATGGTGCCAAACTAAACATGAAATACAATCCGCAAAAAACAACACTAAAAAAACCAGTGAAAAGCGGTGGTGCTCCGACATCAAAATTGCTACATAAAAATTCAATGGATAGAGCGGGAATGGTTTATTTAGATAAATCACCTCAAACCGTTATATGTTTTAACCCTGTCTTTAATAATCCCAACAGCCCAAGACTGCACCCAACGCAAAAGCCCGTTGCACTATTTGAGTACCTTGTTAAAACATACACCAACGAGGGCGACACGGTATTGGATAATTGCATAGGAAGCGGAACAACCGCAATCGCTTGTCTTAACACGGGGCGAAACTATGTCGGAATAGAGCGCGACGAGCAATACTGCAAAATTGCCATTGAGCGGGTTGAGCAGCACGCAATACAAACAACTTTATACTGATAACGAAAGATTTATCTGATACAATATAGTTATCTCGTCTGCCATGTGTAGAAGGAGTTCCTCTAAACGCTTTGCTTTGCAGGGCGTTTTCTGCTATGCACAGGGAAATGGGGGATAGTGTGAGATAATGCACACGAAGAGGCAGAAGTGTGTGATAAGCAGAGTTTATACTGCCTGTATAACGTGTCTGCGGTAGCCAAGATTATAATAACCTGTATAACAGAGTAATATCCGTTGAGTGATTAGTAGCATCTGAACCATAGTACGGGAACCCCTTATATTGCCTGTTGCGAGTTGAGAGCGAAGTAGAGCGCCGGCATAGGCGAGAGATGAGGGGCGAAGCCGAAGGGCGAACCCGAAAGCCCTTTTGTGGGAAAAATTATAGGAGAACGGTGTTGCAGCGCCCCTCCCCCGGGGGATAAAAGTCGGCACCCCTCCTGCGCCATAGGTATAATATAATAATATACTATGTTTATTCTATGATATATATAATACATTAGGTGGCGCAGGCTGCTTATGCCATAAGCCATGCAAGGCGAATCAATAGGCAAGGCATGCGGCAACACGGCATAACGAACGGCAAGCAATAGGCAAGGCCAGGCGCATTCAATGGCAAGGCATACGGCGAGTTGGCGAACACATTTGGGAAAAGTGTGCAGTAATAGACGCGGTGTGAGGGTTCTTTTGGGGAGCGCATTATACAACTGGTATTATCAATCCGTTCATTTCCCTGCTATTCTATACTACCAGTATAACAGCCTCAATTCCTCGTGCAACCTGCACATCGTTAATTCCAATGGCGAATTAAACTTTGGTTACTATTGACAATTGCCAAACCTTGCAGGGCGTGATACCATTATGGCGTCAAACGAACTTTGACAACTGAATATGTGGAACGCATTAACCGGCGCCGGGATGATTGCATAAGAAAAAGAGGTGAAAAGAATGAAAAAGCGTTATATCGTCGGCAAATGGGACATCATAGATGTTGACGGCGACGCGGCCGATGGGCGGAAAATCGTAAAAACGGCGCGGCAGTACGGCAAATGGGACGGCGACGCGGTCACGCTCATCGAGGGGGAGGAAATCCAATTTGACGCAAACGGCAACGCGACCAACATCATCGCAAAAGCAATACACAGCCCAGAGATACGCGACTATATCCGCGTGACGGTATAAGATGGAGTAAAGCCGTCAAAGAATATGCGCTCGAACTGATGATGGAAGAATACGGCGACAACCACAAAGAAGATGTAGTATAACAACACGCTGTCCTATCGGCAATACGGGGAGAAAGGGGCTTGAAATGTATAAATTTTTGAGGGAAGTCAATGGAAAAATCGTATCTGAGTACGGCACACAGGAATGGAAAGTCGGCAAAAAGTACAGCGTCAAAGGCAAGATTGAGTGCTGCCGCAACGGTTACCACGCCTCGGACACACCGCTTGACGCGCTGAATTATGTCAATGGCGAAGTTTTGGCAATCTGTGAGGGCAGCGGTGACTGCGACACGCAAAGCGACAAATCTGCACACCGCACAATGAAAATCGTCAAGGCGTACAGGTGGAGAAAATTAGACAGTGTTGCGCTTGCGATTTTTTGCGCCGAAAAGGTAATCCATATTTTTGAGACGCGTTATCCCGATGATAAGTACCCGCGCAACGCAATCGTCGCGGCAGAGGCGTGGTTGCAAAATCCGACGGATGATAACGCAATTGCGGCTAATGATGCGGCTCGTGCGGCGGAGGCTCGTGCGGCTCGTGCGGCGGCTCGTGCGGCGGCTTATGCGGCGGCTCGTGCGGCTGATGCGGCGGCTCGTGCGGCGGCTTATGCGGC